CACGTCGACGCAGGTGTACGGCTCCACGCTGGGCAGCACGTCGAGCACGTTGGGGCAGGGCAAGTTCACGGCCTACCTGAACAACGGTGTGGCCGACGCGCTGGTGACCCTGAAGAACGCGATCCTCTGGTTCAAGTTCTTCCCGGACCGCTTCGCCTCGTCCTACGTTCTCTGCCAGGGCAAGCTCGGTATCGCGCGAACGTTCCCGGCAGGCGACGCGATCCAGGCCGCCTGCACGATTTCCGCCTCCGCCACCTCCACCGAGGTCGCGTAACGCGGTCCGCCGTGTCTCCTCTGATCGTTGCAAAGCGATCTTCGAGCCCGGCTTGGCGGCACCACCGTCTCGTCGGGCTCATTTTCTAAGGGCAGCTCATGCCGTTCCAAGCAGACAGGTTCGAGAACGAGACGTTCGTGGCCCGGCGCAAGCGCATCCCCGTCCCCGCGCTTGCCAAGTGGTTCGACGACGGGGAGGAGCCGGTGTGGGAAGTACGCGGGCTCAACTCCAACGAGCTACACCGCTGCCTCGAGGCGGGGCAGCGCCAGCGCAGCGTCGAGTCGATCGTGAAGGCCATCGCCCAGACAATCGACCAAGCGACCGCGGTGCGCAAGGCGATCGGTCTGACCACGGACACGCCTGGCGAGATCGCCAAGCGCATGGAGATGCTCACACTCGGGTCGGTACAGCCGGCGGTCACCCTGACCACGGTCGTGAAGCTGGCCGAGACGTTCCCGATTGAGTTCCTGCAGCTCACCAACGACATCAGCGAGCTGACGGGCAAGGGCTTCGACCTTGTAAAGCCCGAAGCCGCCTCGCAACCGACGACAGTCTGATGGCCTCCCTCAGACTCCTCGACGCGCGTGGCGGCTACCTCTACCAGCACCGGCCGGACGTGATCCCACAGGGCTTCGTGACCGACGAAGAAGTGGCGATCTGGTCCGCTTACTACGAACTCAAGGCCGCGGAGTCCAAACATCATGGCTGACATTGCCAAGACCGTCGGCATCATCTTCGAGGGCCAGGACAACACCGGGGCCGCGATCGGGAAGATCGAGCAGAGCCTCAAGGGCGTCGGCACGGAGGCTGCCAAGGTCGCGCCGGACTTGGACAAGGCGGCCGCCTCCACGAAGAAGCTCGGCGACGCCGCACCGTCCGTCAATCAGCTGGTCGGCGCACTACAAGCGCTGGCCGGCTCCATCGTGGTCAAGGAGTTTGTCGCCGCGAACGTTGCGGTGGAGAACTTTGGGCTGTCGATGAAGCTGATCACCGGCGACTCCGACAAGGCGGCCGACTCGCTGGACTTCGTCAAGCAGATCTCCAACACTCTCGGGCTGGAGGTCACGAGCACCGCACAGAACTTCGTGCAGCTCGCGGCCGCCGCCAAAGGCACGGCGCTGGAGGGCGACAGCACGCGCGTGATCTTCGAGGCCGTCAGCAAGGCGATGGCCCTGCTCGGTAAGTCGAGCGCGGACACCGGCGGCGCGTTGACGGCCATCCAGCAGATCATCAGCAAGGGCACCGTCTCGTCCGAAGAGCTGCGCGGCCAGCTCGGCGAGCGCCTGCCAGGTGCGTTCGGTATCGCGGCGCGTGCCATCGGCGTGACGACACAGGAGCTCGGCAAGCTGCTCGAGGGCGGCAAGATTGTCTCGTCTGACTTCTTGCCGAAGTTTGCCGCCGAGCTCAACAAGACGTTCGGCGACACCAAGTTCGTGACCACGTTCAACGCCGAGTTCAACCGGCTGACGAACACGCTCAAGGACATCGCCGTCATCGGTGGCGACGCCGGGCTCTTCGCCGGGTTGACCAATGCGCTCGTCGAGTTGAAGGACAAGACAACCGCCACGGGCAAAGAAGTCAAGCTCATCAAGGACACGTTCGATGCGTTCAACACGTTCCGCCTGACGGGCGACATTGACCAGCTCGGCCGCAAGCTCGCGGTCGCTGGCGGCGCGTTCAAGGACACCGGCGTCAACGTGGACGGGGCCAACCAGAGCCTCGCCGAAACGGCCCGCCTGACGCGGCTGAACCAGGACGCGATCGAGGCCTACGCCGACCAGAGCGCGGCCGAAACCGCGCGCCTCGTGCGCCAGTCCAACGCACAGAACGACGCGATCGCCCAGACGAACGACCTGCTGTCCAAGCTCGGCGTCGACCCGAAGAAGGTGATCGACCCGCTGTTCGACATGCAGAAGGCGCTGCTCAAGCTCGCCGAAACGGGCACCGCGTCCGGCAACGAACTGTTCGCGGCTTTCGGCAAGGGGCTGGGGGCGGCCAAGACGCTGGACGACATCAACGAGGTCGGTGCCGCACTCACGACCGCGTTCCTCAACGGCAAGATCGGCCCGGAGCTCTTCGCCAAGAGCGTCGAGCAGCTCGGCGTCGCGCAGGCCAAGATCCTCGACCCGCTCAACAAGACGTCCGACGCCATTAAGAAGCAGGCCGACGAGGCGAAGCGGGCTGAGGACAACGCCGCCAAGCTAATGCTCGAGCTCGAGAAGCTCGCCAGCAATGAGCGAATCAAACTGATCGAAGCCAAGGTCAACCTCGACATCGCCAACGTGCAGGCCAACGCGCAGAAGGCGGTCGCCGCGTTCGAGTCGGTGGACAACGCGGTGACCAGCACGGGCGACGTGCTCAAGACCTTGTTCGGCCTGTTCAAGGACTACTCCAATCTCGACTGGGCCGCCATCCGGGCCATCGAGGCGCAGATCGACAAGGAGAACGCTTTCCGCCAACAGGCGTTCGACCTCCAGAAGAAGCTCACCGAGGCGCAGATCGAGGCCCTCAAGGCCCAGGTGCGCCAGATCGACAAGGGCGACGCGCTCATCAAGGTCGACGGCGCTGGCCTGCAGCCGCACCTCGAGGCCTTCATGTGGGAGATCTTGCGTGCGATCCAGGTGCGCGTGAACCAAGACGGGCTGAAACTTCTCCTAGGGGTCTAAGACCATGTTCAACGCCATCTCTTCGCCGACGTTCGACCCGGCCGGCTACGTCGAGATCCCGGTCACGAACGACACCAAGGTCGGCACGCTCGCGCGCCGGGTCAATCGCATCGCCACGCTCGACGGAGCTGCAACCTATAACGACGCCGGCTACACGGACGCCGACCGCACGATCGAGCTCGTGTGGAACTCCAACAGCAAGACGATCGAGGACGCCGTGGACCGACTGATCCAGCTCTACTCGATCGTGACGCTGTCAACACGGCGCGGCGTCTTCCGTGCCCTGCTCGAGAACTACTCCCCCGGCGCCAGCGAGTCGACCCTGCGGCTGCTCGTGCTCTCCAAGCTCTCCCCATAAGGACGCAACACCATGCCCGCACCGTCAGCCGCAACCTACAGCAACCAAGCCAAGATCGACGCGAACACCACGTTCCTCACGCTGATCGACACCGGGGCGGGAAACGCCACGATCAAGATCCGCAGCTCGGCCGATGTCCTGCTCGCCACGGTCACGCTGACCGACCCAGCCGGTACGGTGAACGGCACGACCGGGCAGCTGACGTTGACCCCGAGCGCCACACCGAACGCTGTCGCAACTGGGACGGCGGCCTACGCCGAAGTCTGCAACCCGGCGGGCACGGTTCACCTCTCGATCCCGGCGCAGGTCGGCACGGTCGCGGTTGCCGGCAAGCTCGTTATGAACACGCTGTCCATCGTGTCGGGCGGCCCGGTACTGCTGCAGACGATCACGATCGGGTGAGTCCCCCGTGTCCGATCCGAACTTCAGTAGCCTTGCGCTAGCGCTGCACTGCGACGGCACTGATGCGTCGACGACCTTTACCGACATCAGCAACAATGTCAAGACGGTCACGGCAGCCAGTGGTGCGGAGATCGACACCGCGCAGTCGAAGTTCGGCGGGGCGTCTGGCCTATTCCCAGGCGGCTCCAGCCGGCTATCTGTCCCCGACAACACTGACTTTCGTTTCACAACCGGCACGTTCTCGATCCGGTTCTGGGTCCGGTTCAGCAACATCGCGTCCGCCGATCTGCAGTACCTCGTCTGCAAGTCGGCAACCACGGGCGAGTCGCCGTGGGCGATCTACTACGATCCGTTCTCCGGGTTCATCAACGCCTTCTCTTCCAACACCTCCGGCACGCAGCTCTTCACGCTGACCAAGAACACGACGATCGCCGTCGACACATGGTACTTCGTTGAATACTGCCGCAACGGCAGCACGTTCCGACTGTTCGTCGACGGCGTCGCGGCCAGCACCGCGACCTCGAGTGCCGACCTGTACGCCTCGGTCAACTCGGTGCGGTTCGGGCAGGACGCCAACACCGGCGACTTCCCGCTGGAGGGATGGCTCGACGACATTCAGATCTATAAGGGCTTCGGCGGCAATACCTCGAACTACACGCGGCCGTCCGCAGCGTTCGAGGGTGCCCCGCCGCCGCCCGGTATTGCCACCGAAACGGACACCGCGCTGGCCCTCCTGCCGCCCGGCGTCCTCTCGGGGCCTGTCGGTCGGGCGAACGAGACGGACACTGCGGTCGACGCCGTGCGCAGTGGCCGGATCGCTGACGACGGGCTACCGTCCGCGCCCAGCATCCTCAGCCGCTTGAATCTTGGTTGGTTGGTAGCCGACAGCCCGCTCGGCGCGCCCACGCTGCGGTCTGACCTCGTGTTCGGCCGGCTCACGGACTCCGGCCCGCTCGGCACGCCCCGGCTCACGGTGTTCTCCGACTTCACACCGTACCTCGCCGTCGAACAACGCCAGCGCTACTGGATGGACTTGACCACGCCTGGCGGGGTCGTGCGCGTGCCGGTGAGCTCCTGGCAGTCCACGCAGCAGACGGGTGCGCAGTGTTACGCCGGGTGCGTGGTGCCAGCGTGTGAGCCGTACCTGGCAGACCTCTACGCGGCCACCGAGTTCGCCATTGTGCGTGAGGGCACACTCAAGACCGGCGCACGGTTTGAGATCGAGATGGTGCGCTGCCCGCTCGACACGCTGCAGACAGACGAGGGGCCGACGAACCTAACCGCGAGCCTGGCGGGCTACTTCGACGCGTTCCCCGAGGTCGAAGACCCGGACGCGCAATTCGACCGCGTGCTGACCGGCGTGCGCAGCGTGAGTGTCTACGCCTCCGGTGTACGGTTCCGCTGTGACATCGACTGGCTGCTGCGCCCCGGCCAGCGGGCACAGTACGAGGCCACCACGTTCCTCGTCTCGTACATCAACTACTACGTGACGCAGAACCTCACCTCGGTCGATGCCTATATGGACATCGGGGAGCGCAACTGATGGGCTTCGCTGTAGTCGACAGCGGCGGCACCGATGGCCGCTACACGATCCGTCTCGACTGGGGCTCGGACAAGGTCAAGGCTTTGATCGACGCACTGAACGCGGGCATCGCACAGCTCGACATTAAGATCGTCGAGCAGGAGGTGATCATCGCCGCGAACGACGCCGCGGAGGACGCACAGGCGGCGTCCATCGACGCCGTGATCCTGCTCCTCGTTGACGCTACCGTCGCCCAGGACGCCCCGGCCATCAAGGCGCTGACGCAGACCTTCACCGAGCAGCTGAAGAACCTGCGCACGCTGCAGGGCCAGCACCAACCGGCCAAGATCAACCTGCGCAAGCTCAAGGACGCGCGCGACAAGTGGCTCCGACAGCGCGCCACCTACCAAGGGTTCGAGCCGCAGGCGGTCGAGTACCGCGGCGCGTGGTGCTGCGACTACACCGAAGACGGGCCAGCCGGCGCGCAAGTGGCGACGATCGACATTCCGGGCGACTCCGAGCTTGTGTTGCTTGCGCCGGGGTGTCGCGCCTGGCGGGCTGGGGACGGTACCATCACGCTCGCGGCCAAAGCGCGCAAGATGGCGGCCGCCGGCCAGACGCTCGGTAAGGTGCAGGCCAGGCTCACAGCGGCCGTCGACGCGCTGGCTATCGCTGTGGCCGAGCAACCTGCGCTTGCAGCTATCGAGGTGGACGCCCGCGCCACCTACCTCGCGAATCCCGGCGTGGCGACCCTGTGGGCGCTGAACCAGGCTAGCCAGGCTGTGCGCGACAAAGGCCGCGAGGTTGTGCGGCTGAACAACAAGGTCAACGAACTGGCCGCGGCGTTGATCGATGCGCAGGCGAAGTTCGACGCCATCGCGCTCACAGCGGCCGTGGAGGAGCCCGTCATCAGCGACGGGGTGATGTCGGCTCGCGAGCTCATGTCGCCGGCGCAGGCTTACTTCAACGCCGCCATCTTCCCCGGCTGGCAGAAGTTCCTGCCGACGTACCGCTGGGGCACGTTGACCGCGATTGACGAGGAGGCGGACACTGGCTCGGTCACGCTGTTTGACCAGAACTCCTCGGCACAACGGCTCGGCGTGAACCAAGCCAACGACCTGAGCAATGTGCCGTTCAAATACATGGAGTGCGGCGCCAAGGCGTTCAAGCTGAACGATCGCGTGGTCGTTCAGTTCAAGGCGCAGGAGTGGGACGACCCACAGATCATCGGCTTCCTCGACACACCCCGCCCGTGCCCGCCGTACTTCTACCCGGACGAGATCCCGGACCAGGGCTTCCCCAACGGGTTCGAGGTCACGCTACCGACCAAGGACTACTGGATTCGGGGCTGGAAGCCTCTCACGTACTCCGTCGTTGAAGGTGCGCTGCCGTTAGGCTTGACCATCGACGCGCTGACCGGCGTGATTAGCGGCACACCGGGCACCGAAGGCGTGTCCGCCGGTATTGTGCTGCGCTGCACCGACAAGGCGGACAAGTATGACGACAGCAACCCGTTCACGATCACGATCGCGGCCGACTACCTGACGCCCGATATCCCCGAGACCGACTTCACGGTTGAATACTCGGTCACGCCCGACACGGACGGCTTCGTCAACGTCTCCCTCGGCATCATCGACTACGTGGACGACCCGAGCGGCCTCACGGTTGGCCTCGTGGTGAACGTGACATCCGACGACGCGAACTACCTGCCCGCCGGCGGCGTCACGCAGAGCTACTACTGGTTCCGCGGCAACCCGGTGTCCACGCCCGACCCGTCGATCTGGGCGCGTATCAGCATCGTGTGGAACATCGGCGGCACGGAGCCCGGACACGACGTATTCACGGACACGACCGCGTGGACGCAGTTCGGCGGCTACCCGGTGGCAACCTACGAGTTCCGCATTGGCAAACCCGAGATCTACTTCATCGGGCCGACGCGCTACTTTGCCGATGCGGATGTGCAGACGTTCGCTTGGACGATCGAGTTCGCCTCCGACTCCGGCGGCGCGACCATCGTTCACACTGTCTCCGGCGGCGGTACCATCCGCCGCACCGACCTGAACGAGTTCTACGTCTAGAGGGCACCTTACATGGCCACCACGATCCGCGTCACAGGGCTCCCCGAGGCTATCGCCAGCGTCGGGGCCATGCGCAAGGTCGCCACTCAGGCGATCAACGCGATGGCCCAGATCGCCTACGACAACGTCGAGCGCGGAGCTGCCAGGCACCGCAAGACCGGCAACCTTCAACGCTCGCTGTTCAACGCCCCCAACGGCCCGCTCAGTCGCATCGTCGGGCACAACACCGTTCTCGCCGACTATGCGGAGTGGGTGGTTTACGGCGCCCGCCCGCACCTGATCTTCCCCAAAAAGGCCAAGGCGCTGCGGTGGTTCGGGCCACGGGGCAACCCCATCTTCGCGAAGTTCGTCCGCCACCCAGGCTATATCGGTGACAATTACGTCACCCGCGCGGCGGTCGAGGCCATTCGCCAGTTCCCAGCCATCGTCGACGCGGCGGTGAAGGAGGCAGCCAAGTGACAACCTACACCTACCCTGACGCCTACCTGGCGAAGTTCTGCACCGTGGAGCGCGAGGCGCGCGCACTGGCCGACGTGGCCCTGATGGCCGCCGGCAAGACGTTCTCGGCCGACTGGACCGAACGCCTGACCATCGTGCAGTGCTACATCCTGGCGTGCTTGGAGAACCAAGCCGGGCAGCCGGAAGACTTGTTCACGGCCAAGCTCAAGTCCTACCAAGGCGTGCTGCGCCAGTTGCTCCCGGGCGCCATCGAGGACGCCGACACCACGGCCGGTGTCCCCTCCACGACTGGCACGTTCGCGCTGGTGCGTGCATGACACCGTCACTCGAACTCGACGCCGCACTGCCGCTGGCGCAGGCTGCCGGGCCGACCGTCGCGCTCAACCGAGCACGCGACGCCCTGGCCGCCATCCCCAACGTCGCCTCGTGCAAGGTTGGGCTGGAGGCGAACATCTCGCCTGCCGACTATCCGCTGATCCGGGTGGTGCCGTCGCGGTTGGTTCCGGGTAAGCCCTACAGCCGGCGGACGATCGAGACGCTCATCTACTTCGGGGCACCGACGACGAACTCCGAGGGCTTGGAGCAGGTCTACGTCGACCTCTTCGCAATGGAGCAGGCCATCGTCGAGGTGGTGCGCATGCTGGCCGGCCGGTACCTCGAGACGATCACCGACGAGGACCGTCTCGACGCCTACAAGCTGATGACCGTACGTTGTGAGTTGACAGAGTGACCTATGGCCAAAAGCTCCGTCAAGACCGGCGGCACAGGGCGCTCGAGCGCGTGGGGCGGCAACGTCACCAAGCCGCGCTACATCGTGCCGCTCGAGTCCATGCGCCCGTCCTCGAAGCTCGTGCACATGACGGATGCCCAACGAGCACGGCAGGACATGCAGGTGAAGTGGTTGCAGGAGGCGATTGCGGCGCAAGAGCGCGCACTCGAGATCAAGTGAGCCAGTTCATCACCGACAAGCTCACCCAGCCGCAGCGTGACGTCGTGACGGTGTGTATGCAAGCACTCGACGCCAGCGGCCCGCCGGCCGGCTTCCTGCCGGACGAACAACGCCGGATTGCCGAGATCGCCGTCTGGCGCCACGGCTCCAAGAGCACCCTACACCAGATGGCCGCTGCGTCGCGCGCCCTGCTGGAGCGGTGCTGCGGGTATGACCGTCACCACCCAACGACGCAGAACGGAACATCATGAAGCGCCTTACCTTGCTCGCCGTACTCCTCGCCCCGCTCTTGTGCCTGGCACAGCCCCGGTGTCTCCCGAAGCAGGCCGGCGGCACGGGCACCAAGGCCATCAGCGCCCCTGTCCCGCAGGGTCAGGCGACGTGGTGGTGGTGCCCTGCTGGCGTGAGCTCCAACGGGTTTCAGTTGTGGGCGCACGAGTGGTATGGCTGGGAGTCCGAGCGCGAGGTTGACATCGACGTGAACTTCGACCTGCAGAGCTTCCGTGTGGACAACGCCGAGTCCGTTCGCCAAGCCTGGCAGGCGAGCCGGTTCTACGATTTCCGCACAAGCCAGTTCCCGACGAACGTGCTCGTGACCGCGGCCCCGACGCGGCCCGTCTCCGTGAAGGTGAAGTAGATGAAACGCCTGGCCCTGCTCCTGGCGCTTGCCGCCACGTCGGCGCTCGCGCAGCCGAACAATCCGAGCGCGAAGAACCCGTGCGGCATCGCCGACCCGATGGCGGTCAAGCTGTACGCGGATCACTTCAACGGGGTCACGTCGAAGAACCCGATGTTCAAGTGCACGCCCGAGATGTCCGGTGGGCGCGGCAAGAAGCTGACGGTTCGGACGAATCAGTGGGGCGTAGTCGCGTGGTGGTATTGCCCCGATGGCGACCAACCCTTGACCGAGTACCGCCCGAACTGGGGCGCCGCTACCTGGGAAGCGGTTCTGGCCGGTCAGTTGACGCCGGACACGCCCATGAACGACCCGCGGCTGACGCCGATCTGGTGCCCGCACATCAACGAGATGTTCGGTTCGGTGCCCGTTGTCCCGACCGCCTCGACTCGCTGGGTCGTAACGCCCGCCACGTCCGGCAGCCGCCCGCTCTACAGCGTGGTGTCCGGTGCCCTTGTGGCCACCACCCAGCGCACACCGGCACTCGCGTCGCCGGCAACACCGTGTGACTGCACAGCGGCGAAGCTCGATGTCGGTTCGTCCACCTACTGCGCCCCGACGGGTAAAGCCCCGCTCGTGGCGCTGTGCAAGCCTTTGTAAGAAGGAGTCGACCATGAAAGCGAACGTCGTGAAGTGGGCCCCGTGGCTAGTGTGGTTTGGAGCGATGCTGCTGCTTGCGCTCCCCGCACCGAAGGCCAGTGCCCAGGCCATCACCCCGGACACGAACGCCGCACAGCCGGCGTGCTGGCCGAGTTGGATCGGTGGTTCCGGCAAGGGTTTCGTCCAGGGCGGCAACACGGTCGACGGGCAGTGGGCCGGCTGGTGGTGCGAGCTACCTGGCGAGCCGCGCGGACAGTGGCACCGTGTGGGGATCATCTCGGTGTACGGCTACCAGATCAAGCACCCGGACAACATCCTCACCAAGACCCCGATCGAGCTGGCACAGGCGTACTGGGAGCTGAACGTCGCGCAGATGACCACGGCCGGCAGCCCGCCGGCGCAGTGGCTGTTGCGCGAGGCGTGGCAGCAAGCGCTCGAGGCCACCAAGCCCGCACCGCCGGTGCCCGCGAGCTGGTTCGTCGCCTCCGCTGCCTCCGGTAGCCGCCCGCTCTACAGCATCGTGAATGGGGCACTCGTGGCCACCACGCAGCGCACACCCGCGCTTGCGTCCCCGGCGACCCCTTGCGACTGCGAAGCCTCCAAGCTCGTCGTCGGTCCCTCCACCTACTGCGCCCCGGCTGACAAGGCACCGCTCGTCGCACTATGCAAGGCAATATAACGTGGACTACCAAGTTCTGTTCAACATCACCCTCGCCGGTGTGTCTATCCTCTTCGGCTGGGTGGTCAAAACCATGCACGAGGCCATGCGAGATCTCCAGGCTGCCGACGCCGCGCTCGTGACCAAGGTACAGAGCATCGAGGTTCTGGTGGCCGGTGAATACGTGAAGCGCGGCGAGCTGGAGCACATGGCCGAGATGCTATTCGCCAAGCTAGACCGCATCGAGAGCAAGCTCGACAACAAGGCCGACAAGGCACACCCCGCGGTGCACGACAGATGAGCGACGTGATGCATCCGACCCGCATGCGCTGGCACCAGGGCCGCGGTGTGGCGCGGTGTGGCGGTGTGCAGGTCGAGATGCGCTACCCTCCGCGGCTCGTCCTCGGGGAAGAGGTCTTTGAGCTGGATTACGCGCCCGGTTCGTTCTCGGAGGTGCGCACCGACCGTGGCCCGGTGCGCGAACTGTCGCTGCGCGAGATCGGCGCGATCATGTCGATCCTCCACCGCATGTCCGTTGCCGGGCGCGACGCCGTTGAGAAGGACGCGCCGTGAGCCGCTACGCCGAAGCACTGCAGCACCCGAACGTCCAAGCGTTCCTGCACATGATCCGCGTCGGGGAGGGCACACCGGACGAGGATGGTTACCGCCGGCTGTTCGGCGGCGAGCTGGTGGACAGCCTCACCGATCACCCACGGCGCGCCGTCACCAAGAAGCTCGGCGGCAAGCCCATCACCTCCACCGCAGCCGGTGCGTACCAATTCCTGAGTCGGACATGGGACGGAGTGCAGAAGGCGCTGGAAAAGCAGGGTAGCCGACTTCCCGACTTCGGCCCCGCTAGCCAGGACATCGGCGCGGTCTTCCTGATCGCCGGGCGCAAGGCGCTCGACGACGTGCTGGCGGGCCGTATCGAGGACGCTATCCGCAAGTGCAATCGTGAATGGGCCAGCCTGCCAGGCAGCCCCTATGGCCAGCCGGTGAAGACGCTAGCCGAGGCCCTTGCCGCGTACCGTAGCGCGGGCGGCCACGGGCCCGACCAAGAGGCGTCACCGGCCAGTCCGCCCCCTGCACCACCTACCCCAAAGGAGACCACGATGGCCCCCGCTTTCCTGCTGACCATGCTGCCGCAGCTCATCAGCCAGATCCCGAGTCTGGTCAAGCTCTTCAAGCCGGAAGACGAGAAGACCCAGAAGTATGCCGACACCGCGGTCAAGGTCTTCGACATCGCCAAGACCGCGATCGGCGCGGTCAACGAGCAGGAGCTCGTCGAGACACTCGAGGCCGACCCCACCGCCGTCCAAACCGTGCAGAAGGCGGTTCAGGATCAATGGTACACGCTGGTCGAGGCCGGGGGCGGTGGGATCGATGGCGCTCGGAAGGCGGACCTCGCATTCGTGACGGCGTCGCCGGGCAACTGGTGGGACGTGCTGCGTTCGCCTTCGTTTTTCATGGCCTGCCTGCTGCTCCCGCTGGTCTACCTGATCGTCCTAAGCATCATCGGCGTGGTCGGGCCAGTGCAGTGGAGCGACGATGTGCGGGCCGCGATCGCGGGCACCATTGTGGGCAGCATCGTCGGCGGGCTCATCGGCTACTACTTCGGGCAGACCACGACCAAGAACCGGACGCCTGCCGAGGCCGTCTCGTGACGCGTGCGTGACCATGACGGAAAATAAAGTCGCCGGCGGCTGGCTCCGAGGCTTGTTTGCGGCAGCCGTGGCACGTTATAATCGGGGCATGTCGCTCAAGTGGGTCCTCTTATTCCAACGGCTCGACGCCATCGAAAGGAAAATCGTGTCAACTCAAGCTGAACTCGCCGCACAACTGCAAACCGAAGCCGCGGCCACCGCCGCCCTGACCGAGAAGGTCACCAAGATCGGCGCCGAGACGAGCGCCCTGCTGGCCTCGGTGGACGCGCTGCAAGCCGCCATCGACGCCGCCGGTGGCACGACCGCCGAGGTCGACGCTGCTGTGCTGGGTGTGACCGCCGCGCGTGAGGCCCTCGCCGCCGCCCTCGAGGGCGTCGACGCGCTGGTGCCGGACGCACCGGCCCCGTAAGTCTCCCGGGCGTTCGAAACCCCACTAGGGCTGCTTCGGCAGCCCTAGTTTTTGGTGCCTCATGGCCTCGAGGACAGCCCGCGCCAGGACACCACAGTCGTCGGCGCGACCCTCGTGGCTCTCCGCCAGTGTGTACAGCGTGCGCATCTCGACCCCCTCACCTGGCAGGGGTTGGTCGACCAGCCCGGTCCGACAACCCAGCATCTCCAGCAGCAACGGCCCGGCTGACCACGTCAACGCCTTGCCGCCGCTCGGCAGCCTCGAGGGGGCCTCCGCGCAGTTCACGAGCCGCGCCTCACGGTAGTTGCGCAGACTCTTCGGTAGCGGTGTGCCGGGTGGCAGGTCCCAGCGCTCGAGGATGTCGGTCGTCGTCAACTCCTCGTCAGGGTTGCGTGCGAACCACAGGAGGACGCGGAACGCTAGCCCTCGCGTATTGTTGAACAGTGCGGCAGTCAAGCGTATCGCCCTCCACGAGCCACCAGCGCGGCCACCCCCAAGAGCAATAGCAGCCACGTCGCCGGTTCCGGCACCGGCGTGACGGGCGGTGGGGCCGGCCAGTAGTGCCCCTGATTGTACGGGGTGCCCGGCCAGCCGTGGGGGCCGTAGGGCTGCGCAACAGGGGTGCCAGGTAGGTCAGGGACTCCGGGCTCGATTGGCACGCCTGTGGCCACGCCTGGCTCGCCTGGCGGGGTGCCAGGTACGGCCGGGACACCGGGCAACACCGGCTCCGGGGCCGGCGGTGGCGCCAGGGGCACGACACGGGTCACCAAGGACACGTTGCGGCACACCGTGGGCACGATCAGGCAGTAGATGCCGTCGCAGTACACCAACCCGATCTCCCGCCGCTCCCCCCACCTGGCGCGGCTGACGGTCTTGCACAGCTTGCCGCCCCCGAAGTGCATGGCCCGCAGGTCGGTGTACTCGTGCTGGCCGACGATCGTGTCCGCCGTGATCTGTGCCAGGTCGTCGAAGGCGTGGCGCTGCATGCGCGCGTACAGCCGGTCCTGCGCCTCCTTCGGGATCTCCGCATAGGCGTACACGGTTGCCGGCACGTTGCCCATGAATGGCGACTGGCCGGGGTTGTCCCAGGAGCAAGCGTCGAGCATCGTTCACACCGCGCGCAAGAAGGAGTTGACCGTCATTGTAATGCCCGCGCCTGACGGTGTCGGCGTGAAGAGCTCCATCTCGTAGTCGTGCGGCCCCACGAACGTCACCCTCGGCGGCGCGTCCGTCGTCAGCCAGGCGTGGTAGCGCTCCCAGGTCGCCCGCGCCCAGACCTGCGACGGGAACTTCGGTTCGGGCTTGGCGGTGGTGGCGTGGCCGTCCTCCAGGTGATTGAAGTCCCACCCGTTGACCCGGTCGTGCCGATACCAGAGCGTGCAGGGGGTCACACCCCACTCCCAACACCCCACGAGGCGTATTCGATCTCCGCGTCTGTTGGCTGTAGGGCACCGCAGAGCCACCCACGGGCATGAAGCGCAAACCAATCCCAGGCGTTGCCAGCGTGCAGGTTAACTTTCGCCATCGGCCCGGTTTTTGTGCACAGCATTCCGTACGTCTCTCCCCGTGTGACGAATTCGTGGTGCAACGCGGTCATCGCCCTCTCCACGTCGTTCGGCAAGCACAGGAACGTATGGTCGTCGCGCATGTAGAAGAGTCTACGTGTCATCACATACCCCGGCGCGCCATGTTCAGCGCGATCAACTTGGCCTCGATGTCCGCTACCGGCTCGCGCATGAAGTCGATCTGAATGCCGTGCTCCGTGCCCTGTGCCTCGCCGTCGTCGTAGTAGGTCTGAGCCATCACGACCCTGCACCAGAGCATGCGGCGCAGGCGGCGCTCGTCGGGGCTTGTCGGCATACCGTCGGGACGGCGTGTGGGCAGTGGCACGGGGGCGGCGAAGAGGCCCAGCGTTTCTCCAGGGTGCTTTTCAGCCAGCGCATCAACGGCTGCGCCGCTGTTTGGTTCGGTGTCCCAGTCGTCTTGCTCGCCATCAAACACCGCGCCACAGTGCAGCAGAAACATCGGCTCCTGCTCGGCGCAGGAACGCAGGTAGGCGGCGGCTTTCTCAACAACCCGTTGCCGATACAAGGACCCTTGACACTTGACGAGTAATTGCAGAGCACCGGCCAGCGCGAGAAGTTCGTCGGGTTTCATGTCGCCTCCATCCGCATCCAGCCCTCCATCGGGTGTGCTTGCCAGGGGCCGGCCGGCTTCTCGAGGCGGTCAATACGCATGAAGGCGTTGGTCAGCGCCATGCGTAGGCCGGCTACGTGAATCGCGAGAGCAGCGACGGTGCTGTGGGCGTCTCCGGAGGTGTCGAGGAGCCAGTGCTCCAACGCATCGACAACCTGTGCCGGTGTGCCGTGGAGCAGTGTTGCGTAGCTCATGGCGCCACCGCCCACAGCACCAGGGCCGCCACCGCGAAGACCGCGATGTGCTTGACCCAGAAGACGATCGACTCGCACCGCGTGAGCGGTGTCCACTCGTCGACCGTCTTCGCCAGCTCGTGCCTCGGCGGCATCGCTGGAGTGCGGCGCACGGAGCGTGCGCCGCGGAACGCGGCTTGTTCGTGTTCGGTCACTTGATCTCCTTTATGGCGTCGATGAGGTCAACGTAGCGCGCACTGTACGTGCGACCGTTGAGGGACAGAATGACGTTGCGACGTTCTTTGCACGCGAGCACTGCCACCTCCTGCAAGCACGCCGACAAGTTCGAGCCGGGTTGAGCAACCACGCGCACATCCGTCACCTCGATATACTCAAACGCGTTCACAGTCCTTCTCCTTCAACCAACGCCCGCACCGCGGGCTCGAAGTCCGGGCAGGCCGCAGCCCAGGCCGCGAGGCCCTCGCGGCCGTGCAGCTCGGTGACGTCCGGCCCGCTCACGACCACCACCCCAGCGCCCGGCCGATCGCCGGCGTGAACAGCAGGGCGATGAGGACTGCGACACCAGCGAACCAGAGCAGCAAGTCGCTGAGTCTCGTCTTCGTGGCGGTGTAG